GGTCTTGTATACCTGTAGTTGATGTTGCTCTAATTACAAATGTACTCTTTGCACTTCGTATAACTTCAAGTGGAACACCTGTAATTTGATTATTTAACAAGTATAATCCTGTTGGTAATTTTCCACTATGTACAGTAGTAGTTATTCCTGATAATGATGCAAGAGGAAGTGTTAAAGAAGTTACACTTCTTTCTTGGATACTAGCAAGTTGATAATTGTTATCTACTGTCCACTGTGGTAGCATATTTACCTCTTAACCTAGGTTGCCAAAGTCGGTGGTCATCTGCGTTGGATTTATAAAAGTACCATAGTCAATTATGTTATTGAATGCTAAAAATTCAAGCCATGTTGTAACATTTGGTGTAATTCCAGCATGATCAAACGCTAATGGTTCATTAAATCTTCCAGCACCGCCGGATATAGTAATGTCATTTGTACCTTGTGTAACTGTTATTCCGTAGCCAGCAACTATAGATCGAAGTGATTCAACACCGTTTGATTTACTCTTAAATATTTGTGCTCCGGCGCCAACATTTGCAATAGAATAAGTATCAATTTCAGAAAAATTAGAATTAAATTTTACAAATGCATCTCTAAGATTATCTCCAGTTCCATCATTTGCTGAATTTCCGATATTAGCTAGTTGTATTGTCATGTTTAAGTCTTCCTCTTTTATATATTTATACTCTTCCGATGACTATTTCGACTACGCCTCGAGCATCATCAGTTTTATTTTCCAATGACTTTCCTAAAACAGTTCCTACTTTTGCATCGTTATCGACTATAGCATATCCTGATATAGCACTAGTAACTAGTAAATCACCTTTTTCAACAGTTCCTAATACTTTACATGGTAGTCTTCCTTGTAAGGCTAGACCTATTACAAACTCACCTTGTAATGCACTGTTCATTAAATGCGCAGGATTTGTAGTAACCACTCCTGCTACTCGACGATCACCTTTGCTATTGCAAATTGTAACTTCACGGTCACCACCAAATACCAGCACAGTGCCTGGTTCATAATCAGCATCACCTAAATAGTTTTCTGCAAGGTCAGCATATTGAGCAGCAGTTGCAGTACCGTAGAATGTAGTAGCATAAACTGCCGTCCATTTATTACTACTGCTACCAAGTAATGATCCACTGTTGGATCCACTGTTAATACGTGGCAATAAATCGCCGCCGTTGATAACGTCTATTCCACCAACTTGCAGTCTGTCGGTGCTTGGTGTGTACCTTAAATTACCGTCAGTGTACAGGCCTAGATTGCCTGAGGCAGCTGAGGTAAAGTTTATATAATGACTAGCTGCCTCACTACTGCGATCTGTAACTCCAACTGTTGCAGATGATGTATTAAAGCTACTACTTATACCTATGGTGATTGTACCACTTGCTTCGCTAACATCAATCTCGTTGGTAGTACCATTAAAGTTCATTGTGCTGCCTAATGCTACAGCAGTAGATGATCCTGATCCGCCGGCTTGTACTGTAATGCTGCTGTTTGTAAGTTTTCCGTTTGCAATCGATCCATCCAGTTGAGCATTTGAGACACCTGATGCTTTAATTGATACAGCACCAGCAGCACTGACCGCGAAGTCTGCTGCGCCAAAACTTGCAATACCTTTTGTGGTTGTAGTAGCATTGTCAAGGTCGAGCTTGCTTTGTGCAATAGCAGCATCGCTTTTAACATCATCATTTACAATAACATCTGTTGCTATAGCAGTTGTGATTATATTAGCAGCACTCCTAGTTAGAGTTACATCACCGCTAACTGCGGCATTTTCCCATGTGGAGCCATTATACACTAATAAATTTGAACCAGTCAGCGTGGTCATAGTAGTGTCAGTTAATTCACCAAGCGTATCAAACTCTAAAATTCGGTTATCTACGTATAGTTTGTTTGCTGCATCTCCGTCCACTGTTGGTGCGCCAACTGAAGTAATTTGGTTTCCGCCCATAGCAAGATCGCCGGTCATTGTACCGCCACTTGCTTTAACTGCGCCGCCTGCAAATATGTCTTCTGCGTCTGTTAAGCCACCATCTCTATTCCATCCCAAGCGTTTGTTGATATAACCTTCAATTGCTGTTTCGACTGGAACAGTATCAGACTGAGCATTTGTAAATGATGTGTCGGTTGAGAACTCTCTTACTTGTACACCACGTTTAAAGCCAATACCGTCGATATTTGTAAGTACAATAGCTGCATTAAATGTAATACTACCAGTACCTTGATCAACTGTGAAGAATCGACCTACACGGAAGAACCCGTCTTGATCTGTACTAGCAAAAAATGCTCTACCTCGAGATCGCTCTTGTACTTGTGCTTTTGCACTAGTTCCGCCTTCGTCAACTGCTTCTGATGCAGTAACTATACTATTAACAGGCTTTCCAAATATTCTATCAGGATAGTTTGTTTCATTGTACGAACCGCTGCCAATATCAAGGAAGTCATGACTTGTGGCACGACATGTCGAAATATCAACAGTTACACTAAATGGATCGTTGATTGGACGTCCAAGTTCAATTGAAATATTTTTTCCAGTAGGACTAAGAACTGGTGCTGGTAATCCAGTTGGAGTACTACCAGTGATGATATCATAACTTTTTGTAAATGATAAAATTGATATATCAGGACCACGTGATCTTCCTCTAGCAGCATTACCACTATAAGCAGTATAGCCTGTAATAGTATTAAGCGGGGTTTCTCTAGCTTGGTCTGTATATACAGAGTAAGTAGTAGCCGTATCTCTAGTAACATATACTTCAGTACCGTCTGCGAGCTGAGTCATACTACCGGTTGCACCTGCTATTATAACTTTACTACCAGTTGCCCACCCTACGTCAAGGGCAAGTGTAATTACTGCTGTGGTGGCTAGTGATATGGCATTAATTTGACCAACTTTAGTAGCATGAGCATCATGATGGTCTTCTACATTAAATACTGCACCTTCCCAAGCAAATTCCATATCATTGCCTGCGAGTAATCTTCTTTTTTCATCTGCTGAAAAACGTCTTGTTAGAGCAATATTTAGATCATTTACTGTAGAGCCAAGAGTGCCGCCGCTAGCTGGAAGAGTAGCTCTAGCAGCAACAGTTATTGTACCACCCATATCGGCATGATTTGCACACCGATAATGGTAATTTCCAGTTGCTTCAGGTGACCAACTTACAACACCAGAAACTGTTCCTTGACCAGTAGCTGCTGGAGTTGTAACTTGGTCGCCTGTACCAGTTGAGCCGGCAGTTTTAATATAAAAAGGATGGCCTGCTGCGTTTACAGTAAAATTAACAGTGTCTCCTATTTTCATTGTAACTGCTGCATTATTACCAGTTACTGCACCAGTTAGTACGTATGCTGCGTTGCCTGAATTTGTAACATTAATGTTTATTGGTTTTCCTATTATTTCATACCCTTTGTCTGTGGTACTAGTGCTTGCATATGTTAGATCAGTATTGGTACTTAAATTACTAACTGAAATTGATGCATCGGTGTTACTAACTGGTATTGGAATATATTGAAAATTACTATCAAATGTGATTCGTGAATCTAATGCACTATTTGCAACACTAATATCACCAACAATAGTATTTTCAATAGCCAGTGTTCTATACGTAATATCTGGTGCAGCATCAAATACAAAAGCAGTACTAGGTCTAGTAACTGTATCCGAAGTTACTCCGTGAACTAATACCGCACTTTTGGCTAAATGTGTTATTATATCACCGTGTACAACTGCTGTGGTTAACCCAGTTGACGTGACTCCTGCTCCAGTGGTCATTGCAAGTGCCCATACTTTGGTTTTAAACGTACTGCCACTTTCACATAAAGGTCCTGGAACAGTAAGACCAGTATCAGTTACACTTACAACTACATAAGGTGAATATTTTCCATCACTGTGTAGTATATTAATCTGACTACCGTTCATTGGATAATATTTAAAATCGTAAGCATGTACAGTAGTTTGATTCGCGCCGCCTTCATGTCCTATTGAGGTAATTGCAATTGGATTACCGGTTATAACATCATTACTGTCATTTGAATTTGTAATATTATTTGCACTATCAGTAAATACATTAGCAGTTACACTAAGATACATTACAGTATTGTCGCCGACGGTTACAGAATATCGATAGAAGCCTGTTGCATTAGTGCTAGCTTGAACAAGTACATCATCAGTATCAATGTTTGCAGCATTAAATTCTACAGTGGTAATAGTAACAGCTTGATTAATTTGATGAATCTTTGCAGGCTGTACCATAGGCTGAACTAGTGTACCAGCTAGAGGAACTTCATCAGGATCTGATCCTGCAGACACAAGTCCAAATGTACCATAAGAATTATTACCAGTTAATGATCTAATCTGTGAACCATTGTTTGCAAAATATCCAATATGACAATAGTATGTAAACACACTTACTAGTTCTACTAGAGCGTTGTTTGTTGCAACAATACCAAATCCGTTGTCGTTAATTTGAGTATAGTCGTTAGCCAACATTGATTTATTGCCACCACCTTGTATTGTAATCAGTTCGTATGAACTATCAACAGGTGTATTGTATCCTTGATATCCTGATCCATCAGTTTTTAATGGTCCACTTTTAGGATCAAGTACAAGTGTACAGCTTGAAATTAAATCCGCAGCACTATCGCCAAAATCTATAGCGTTATTGATATTTCCTCCAGGATCAACAGGTCCATCAGGTGCTCCGGCATCTTTACGCACTGCACTTTGTTTATTTTTATAATCTTTAATTTGATTAACTTTGTATAGAAATCCTTGAATATAAAAACTACATGGTACTTTTGGTTTGCGTTGTCCTAAAATACTGTTATCAGGTGCTTCGACTTCAATTTCAAAGTCGCTTATTTTATCAACAATCACTGCTGGAATATTATAAGTATATCCATCAATGAATTGGCCGCCTGCAAACGATTTTGTAGTTCCTTTTGATTGTGAAAAACTTGAACATGTTTGTGCATATGGAGATCTTGTTAAAATTTGTCCTGTTGGATCAAGTACCATCATAAATCCGCCATGTCGCTGACAAGTAATATTACGTACTAGCACAGCATCATTACACATAAACACATCCATTTGATTGTTATCTTTTGGATGACTTGATGCATCTGCAGGATTGGTTAAGTAATGGTAACCGTAATATCCGTCTACTGTAGTGTTGTCTGTAGGACTAATTCGTTGGTTAAATAGGAGCGCTGTTGTCGTTGTACCAACATTGGCATCTCCGGCTGTGGCAGTTGTAATCCCGTCAATAGTTTTGTCTCTATAAAAATATGTATACGCATGAGGGCTAGTACTTCTGCCAGGTGCCGGCCTTACTATACAGCGTCTAAATTCGTCACCTTTAATACTAACATTATCAGGCACTCTGATAGGAAATTGTTCTTCATAAATTCCAGATTCAACCCTAACTGAAATTTGTTTCTTTTTAACATTATTTCCGTATTCAATTTCTTCACCAATGGTAAACTCTTTTACATCTAGTAGATTAACTTCAATAGTATCGTAATCTGGTTGACCACCTGTATTACTACCTGTAGTATATGTAAAAACTTCACCAACTGCTCCTGAAGTTTTTCCTCGTATTATTTTTCCTGGGTATATGTCAATATTTGGAAATGTTCCGCCGGCACCGCCGGATTGATCTGTATATTTGGTATCGCCGCTGGTAGCATATACTTTGTAATAATTAGTTGATTCTAAGTCTTGTACAGTTACTTCAGTCGAGTCGCCGACGTTACCAGTAATTATTTCAATCACTTCGTCAAATCTTGCACTTGCATGTGTATAATATGCATTTGAAGCAAATCCTGAACCTAGTGCTGTTGCAAGTACAGCTAGTGTTTCGATTTTTGCTTTTGTTATTCCTGCTACTGTTTCTATAAGTTGTCCTGTGCTGGCAATAGCAAATTCTGCAGAAGGGCTACTAAAGTATCTATATCCAGAATATTTTGTAAGTGTGTTATGTCCATTTGCCGCAGTACTTGCACTAAGATCCAGTTTGATAGCATCAAGTATAAGCCCAGTATCACGTCTACATGTAGCTTCAACATAAGCAAGATTTGGATATGTTGTATTAATGTGAGTAATTACACTATCAATAATAGTAGCTCGTGAATTCTTAATAGCATTAGCTACTGTGCCTCTTGCTGCTTCACCGGTTAGATCATATCCTACATTAGCCCCATTTGTTATAGTTGCAGTAGTCTTTACACTTGAACTTAAATATGTAAGATCTTGTACATAAGGACCTACATCAATGTCAGAAGCTCTTTGTATTAGTTCAGCTTTAAGCATTGCTTTTGATATTGTTCTATATGCGTGTTTTTCGCTTCTTCCTTTTTTTCCTGGAGGCGAATTAGTCTGTATATCGTCGCCGTTTGATGACACGTACAAATTAGTAGTACTTGAATGGTCCATGTTATCAACATAAAATTTTGTAACAGCTTGTTTGTCATCAGTGCCATTAGGAGTACCAAAACCTGAAAGAGGAGCAGGATGATCATGTAAATTAATTATTCCAGTTGCAGTATCGCCGGTGGTATTTAGATAGATAGAATCACCGTAACCTTTATTAACTATTAGATTATCTTGATTTATTGATGCGCCATGTTTGATGTTGTAAGCAGTAACAAATGCCTCTCTCTGAGTGTTATCTAACATGTTTGCTTTAACAACATCAGAGTAAGCTGCTGTGTCACCAATTTTTAGTGGGTTACCAGTTGCTGGCGCTGGGTCATTAATTAACTTAGGGTTTATTACTTTAGCAACTAATTTATCTCCTGATACTTCAAATAAAATTGTATTATCATTATTAGCTGCATCATTGGTTTGTGCATCGGATACCAAGCTAAAGAAATCAATAGCCGACCCTGACGAATTAACCATTACAACCTTGCCTTGATTGCCTACTGTTGTTTCTGGAGTATCACTTAATGAAGTAAATTTTATTGCCCCGCCGAGGCCAAATACAGCGTATATTTCGTTAAAATTGTCATTTACTTTTTTAAATGATTGTCTAATACTATCTCCGGTACCGTCATTACCTTTTGCACCAATATTAATCTCTTGCTTAGCCATTTAATTGTCCTTTACCATTGTGGTACTAAATTATCCATATCAAAATTTACACTTACTCCGCATCCGCAACTTGATTGTGCATTAGGGTTATTAATTTCAAAATTTGATCCTACTATTGTAGTTACATAATCAACTTCAGTACCAACTAAAAACATTATACTAGTAGCATTTACTATAAATGAACAGTTGTTATCAGTTTTAAATACTTCGTCGTTTTTATCTAACTCAGCTGGGGTTTTTACTAATCCCCAGTCGTATTCAAATCCTGCACAACCGCCGCCTTTTAAATTTAAACTTACTCCGTAACAATCATTGTTGTTACAAAGTGTATCTATCTGTTTTTTTGCTGCATCTGTTAGTGTAATCATTTACTTTCCTCTTTAATATTTATCTATAGGTTTTATAATCTTAATGTAAATATAGTTATGTTTATAAAAGAATATACCCTTGATACCTGGCATCTACGAAAATCAAAATTAGGAAATCAGCATACATATTGTCGTAAAAAAACAATGGTAGTTTTATGTTGTGACAGTTGTGATGTTGAATTCACTCGTCCAAAAGGAGAAATGTCTCCTATTAGATTAAATGATAATTATTTTCATGTATGTAAAGATTGCGATGTTAAAAAGTTTGCACAAAAAAAAGGAGTTGACAAAAGAAAAATATGGAAAATGTCAGCTAGTTCTAATTTACCTATCAGCAAGTTTTAACATAAGATCGCTAATTTTAGTAACAGTATCGTTATTGTTTAAAATATCTTTTAGTCGATTGATGTCGACTAATTCAGGATGAACATACCAATCTTCAAATGGTGAATTTTCAACAGGTGAAACGTTTGAGATCACACGCTGGTATCCTTTTGATTCAAGTACAACTTGTGATTGGTGTTGCCACTGTCCTTTTGGATCTACATATTCGTCATGTTCGTAAGTTATTACTCTAAATTTATAAGTATCAAAAGGTATACGAAGCATACAATTAAAAGTATTCTCAGCTGGTTCAATATCCAATTGTAAATAGTCAATAATATTAGTATTATAATTATCTTTAATTAGCTGTGTATAATCAAGTGTAAGTGCATCAGCTAATAGACATTTGTTTTTTCTTGTATTATTATAATCAGTTACAAAATGTTCTTGAAACTCAATGCCTACTCCGGTCCATCCTCGTTGTTCCAACAAATATGTATTATTACATTTAATTGGCATAGCCGAACCTATTTCAAGATAGGTTCCGTTGTACTTTCCATCTAGCATATACAATACAAACATATCTTGGTATACTTGTGCATAGTTTTGTACTATCTTGTCACTATCTTTAAATTTAAACTTTAGTCTATCGTGATATTCTTCTAAGTAACGGCTAATTGATATACTGTCTGGACCGTGCCCAAGTTGTTGTCTGTTACGCACACATGCGTGATAATAACTGTTGTGCATAAACTGAGTTTCTTCTGTTAATAGATATGTAAAAATATCACGACTTAGTTTTCCTTTACCAATCCAATATGCTGCTACAGCTTTTTGGAATGTAATACCATAGCGTCCAGGATATATGCATGGTATAGACAATGGATGCAATCCAAAGTCACATACATTTTCTGCCATTATACACCAGTAGTAACTTTGCTGATGATCATTTAATTTTTCATACAATTTACTAATTAAAAAATATGCTTCAGGACGCTGCGGATCGGTGTCAATAGCCGCAAGTAGAAATGACTTTTCAGCAGTAGGCCGATTACCTAATTTTTCATAGCACATTTGACACATTATAAGTGCAATATATGTTTGATCAATATTTGTAGAATATTCAGCTACTTTTTGATAAAATAAAGAAGCTGGAGCAAAAAGTTGTTGATTATAATATGCGTGTGCAAGTTCTAACTTAGAATCACAATTATCCATATCTTTAAAATATTTTTGGGTAAGTGTATCAATGTCCATGTATAAAACTTTCAAATTTTGTTATTGGCAATTTTAAAATATATCCAACAAGATCGGTTTGCCCAAATGAAATATATACGTCTTGATCATGTTTGCACAGTCCACATGCAAATTCAACTAATGAATCAGTAAAAGTAAAACTTTTTGATTGTGTTACAAGATTCCATGATTTATCCCAAACTATAAATTTATGATAATACAATAAATCACGTTTATTAAGTTCAGTTGCAACTGGCACTGATTCATGTATAATGCCATAATAGAAATTATTATGATCTATTATTTGGCCGCCGCCTCGCCAATCATAATCCATTGGATAATAACTGCCCATATGAACATTTTCACAATATGATGCTGTTTGATCAGTTTTAACAATTTGTACAGGATTTGACCATTTAACAAAATGATACGGCATGTGTAAAATTGGCATCCAATTTTTTTCACAGTATGAATCTTCAGTACCTGGCAACGGTATACGTACTCTATTTACTTCAACACATTCGTCATTGTCAATTCTAACTTCGGACATTTCAATCCTGCCAACACCGTTGGTAGTAGTATCTCGACGAGTGCCACAGAGATAACTTTTATTATCCCAAAATACTAACCTTGCATCTTCTAGTCCAGAAAATTGCCATAGTGGCTCGACATCGTTTGCTGAAGTATCTACTAAAAAGTAATCCTCGATAGTAAGATTACTATTTAATTTGCAAACATAATTATGTGTTGTAAAAATATTTTCATTCTCTTTGTTGCACAGTACATTTTTACCTAGTACATGATGAAATCTATCATTTTCGGCATGAAAGAGGGTGTGACTCATATTACGTACACACACATATAGTTCACCATCTTTTTCGGCAATTGACGGATTAGTTAATGCTGGGAATGATAAATCGTCCGCAGGAATTACAATTGGCTTAACTACTCCGCTGTTGTTAATAGCGTAGTCGACTAGTCGTGATATATTCAATTTTTTTAATCTTTTTTCCAGATAGTCCAGGCACCATATACAATTGCTGCATATGCAATAAGTTTGGTTAATGGTGAAAAAATAATTATAGCGGCACCTGCAGCGACCATAACCACACCGTCAATTGTTGAACGTTCAGCGAGGCGTTGCTTTAGCAAATTTTTGATCATTAGTTAATCTCCTAATTCTTTTATCTTGTTGGTAGACACTAGTTTCTAGTTTACGCAATTTATGTTCAATTCCGTTTACATATGCTTGAGTTGGTATCTGACGCTCTTGTCCGTCTTCGCCTAACATTGTAAATGAATCTACGCCTTGGCCTTTTAGTCCTCCTAAAACTCTATTAGGATTTTTTTCTTGTATTGCCGACTTAGGCTGGTGTCGTGCTGCATACATTGTTTTAATAAAGTTGTTCATAATGTATTTATGCTGCTAACGATTCCTGTGTTAAACTATAGAGTTGGCCAACTGCTAGATTCTTACACTTAGCTTCTACCATAATGTCTGCCCACTCCCAGTGTGATAACGCCCACCTGTTAACTGCATCATTCCACATGTAATCACTGTGCGCTCTCAGCTTGGCTTTTTTGTAACCGGTATCAAGCAATCTTGCCATATTGGGTTTGACATTGCTATCAAACTCTTTGAGCACATCTTCGCGACTTTGGCTGTAATGCATTGCAGGCCTAACGCCACGCCAGCTATCAATGACACGTTTAATGCGATCGTCGTTGGGTTGAATGTATTCGCCTTCTCTACACCAATGGTGGTGTATGTCTAATACAAGTGCTACGTCTTTTTCTAGTTCTAAGCTAGAATCGAGACCCCACTTATTTTCGTCGTTTTCGATTGTGATACAGTTTCTTGCTTCGGGCGAGAGTCTTTTAAGTGCAGCTTTGATACCGGCCGGACCTTGACGACCCGAGATGTGTACGTTGCATTTAAAGTCTTGGAATTGCTTGCCGTAGCCCATCCAACGTAATAAGTTAACATGATATTCATATTCTTCAATTGAACGTTCTACGATTTCTGGATTATCCGAAGCAAGGACTGTAAATTGGCCTGGGTGCATGGAGAGTCGAACATCGAGTGTTCTTGCTGCTTCTCCGACTTTTGCGTATTCTCTTTCACAATATGCCACCACATCAGGCAACTTCCAGTAATAAGACCAATCACGCTGGGTATAACAAGGAAGCTGATTACTACCCAGTCGGACCATTCTAAGCTCAGGCGGAAGGCTTCCAACATACTCTACTAACTTTCTTGCTGCTGATGCGTTGTGAACCATAATATCCCACAAGCGTTGTTCTGCAACGTCTCTACTTTGTCTATTTAGCCACTGTACTGTTGTACACTTTTCTGTAAGTGGACGCTGTAGTTCTTCGAGTACTTTTTTCTTCTGGTTCTGATTATGATGCATATACTTACATGCAAAGCCTATACGTTTAGTCATTTACTATGCCTTTTATTTTCCATGGTGTAAAACATACACTACCTATACTAATATGATCTGCGCCTGCATTTATATAATCTTGTGCATCTTGTTTGCACGTTACTCCTCCACCAGCAATAACTTGTACATGTGGATGTGTTTGTTTAATGTAAGTAATTATCTTCATTGTATATGGTACCAGTACTTTGCCACTAAGTCCGCCTTTAACTGTTTGTAATGTATTACTTGCATGTATAGTACTATAGCCTGATTCTACTAATTTGTCAACTAGTTTTTCGTCTGCTGTAGGAGATATTTTAGCAATGCACCACTTACGTTTAGAACTATTGAATATATTAAATCCAGGCAATAACTGATCAACTTGCTTGTCTAAGTTAGGACAACTAATGTTTATTTCAACACTAGCATCAGATGGTATAAAACTTTCAAATGTATACCAATCATTTTTATCTATTGCAGCTAAACTTATTATATCATTATGGCTATGCTGTGTAACTGCATGAAGTATACCTTTGTTACGTAACCCTATTTTATTGCGCCAGCCTGTTTTGGTGTAACGTAGGGTTTTAGCTATTTGTTTATATAGTCCAGGTCTTGGTTGTACTGTCCAACTACCAGTAACACTAATAGTATTTTTAAATTTTAAGTAATTTCCAAATGGTGCTGATATAAAATACATTTTTAATTTTTCTCAAGACCTGCAATATACCCGTCTAATGGTAAAATAGTTACAGTATGATGCATACGGCCTTCTTCCCACATTTCGCAGGCTTCAAGGCCTGCTGCATCTGCCTTTTCTTTTGTAGTATAGACACCAACAATTTTATATTGATTGTCGGTGACTATGTTCCTTACTTGCACAATAAATATGTTTACTGTTTTATCCACTTGTTAAGTCCTCTAAGTTTACTGGAGCAAAATTTGTTTGCTCTACACATACGCATTTGTAAGGACCTTCAGGAGAAGGGTTACTATGTATGTGTCCATGTACATTTAAGATTGGGTCTTCACCAAATCTGTGTGTCTCAGCAAGTGTACTTGCATGTTGTGGTGTATGTGATAGTAGCAATCCTTTATCACTCATATCTTTCCAAAGCATCATGCTTTTAAAAAATGGCGCAAGAAATTTAGGATTATCATGATTGCCCATAATCAAATGTTTCTTTCCTGGCAACTTAGTAAAGTTATTTTCTAACCATTCAACTTTGTCAGGCCCAAACAACACATCGCCTAAATGATAAACAGTATCAGTAGGGCTGATTACGTCATTCCAGTTGTCAAACATAGCTTCGTTCATTTGATCTACATTGTCAAATTCACGAGGCGGCTTACCTGCATAATCCTTAAATGTAAGAATTGCTGCATGATTAAAATGTGTGTCGCTTATAACCCATGTATTTTTCATAACTGTGCCTTTCTTATTGTCTACATAACTTTGTAACAGGTTATACTATATATGTCAACCCCAATTATTTTTAGGCCATTCGTCGACGCAATCGTGTATATCAGGATTACCGTGAAACACTGCTATACTAGTTTCATCTAGTATAACCGGAATACCCGGAGCTCTAAAATTTCTCTTTCCATTTATTAATGCAAGATCATGCCTAGCTCTCATTTCCCATTTATAACTTTGAATCCATTCATCAGGCCAAAAAATATGATTGTGTATTTCTTTAAACATAAAATCTTGATCGCCGTGTAATCTTTTAGTCCAGTGTGTTATGTCGCCATTAAATTTTTGATACACGTCTTTTAATGATCCTATTTTTATTCTAAATACTGAACTATTCATTTTATTATAATTAGATCTAGTAAATCTATTGAAATCTCTAATAATAATAAAATCGTTATCAGGTTTATAAGAAAATAAATTATCAATATTTCTAAATACAATCAAGTCTAAATCTAAAAATAGTAAAGTTCCAGTAAATGGTAACTCGTCACTTAAAAACCAAACTTTAAACCACCATCCTAGTACAGGAAGATTTGGTAAATTATATATTTTTATATTTTTATCAAGTCCAGTATTGTCATCAGTAAAGCACACAAATTGATGAGGTATGGTTAAATTTCTACTAACCATACTATACAACTTATTGACATACTCTGCACTGTACTTGTTGCCCCATTTTAGACAACACACATAATTAGTATCAGATACTATACTACTCGGTATGTTGATTATTTCATCTACTTGTAATAACTTGGATTGTTTTTCTTTACGCTTACGTAACTTTCTTTGTTCCTTTGTTTCTCCAGGTAGATAAACCTTAGTCATTAAAAGACATTTTTTGTACTGTAAATGGTGTGTATATAGCACTGTTAGCACCATGTTCTGAGCACTCACAGCTTTCACACCAACAGCGTCCGTCTGTTGCTTCTCTGATTAGTTTGTCTGCAAATTTCCAAGCATGGTATGCAAACATCTCTGCACCAACACCATTTAATACTGTAATTTCAGCAAGACCCATGTTCTCAAGTTCTGCAAACTTATACAAGTATGGATCATCTCTGTCAATAACAGTTTTATGATCAAACATATCTTCTAGCCAGGCCTTAAGCGGTTTAAGGCCTCCAAAGTCTACTGCCCAGTTTTTATCATCAAGTTCGGCACATCCAAATGTAAATTTAAATCCTAAGCTATATCCATGTAGTAAATGACAATGTGAATGATCTGCATTAGGCTGCCGGAACACTGCTGATAATCCTATTTGTGATCCATATGTTTTAGTTGAATAGAACGCCATATTAATACTCCTGTTTTAACTATATTATATATGATTTTTAAGTAGTTGTCAATCTAAGTTCGGAGGTTTGATCATATTTTTTTTAATTTCTTCAATCTCAGTTTTAAGTTCATCTAAACTTTGGGATGCATTAGACATCTTACTGATTACATATCGTACAGTATAAATTGACCAAAACCACCATACTGTAGAAGTAACTGCAATTAGTACTAAGCTAACATAATATAATACGGTTAATTCTACAAAGTCAGTCCATAATAAAAATATAAAAATTAGGATAAAACATATTGGAGCAACTTTTGCATAAAGGTCCCAACGTGCTATTTGTTTGTCGATCTTTATTTTTATTCGGTCTTGATTATTCAATTTCTTTATCTTTTAATTAAGTAGGAACTATTAGTTCCTACTTATATTTATCAATACTACTATGAGTTGTTGAGTATCCAGTCATTGTTGTAATTTTCTACAATTGCTACGTTGTTAAGTCTATCATATCTAAAACTACGCCAACCTTGTGCATTTACATCCCATACTGTTACAACTGCATCGGAAGTTTCACGAACTTTTTTTTGAGTTAATGGATCTGTCTTTGTTGCACGAGGCTTCATGTCTTCTCGTAATGTACAGGTCATTACACGATTGTCGCCGTCTAGTTTATTAAAGTCAACTACTAGAACATTTTGTTCTAGTTGTAATTTTAGATCCATTTTAGTAGGAATACCTTTTAAAGCAGCTACCGTCTCACTCACGGTGCTTGATGATTTTGTCTGCAAGTCCATAATCTACTGCCTCCTGTGCTGTCATAAATGTATCTCTGTCCATATCTTTTTCAAGTTCGCTGTATGTTTTTCCAGCACTGTTGTGATGCACATACAAGTTTGTAAGCATTTTTTTCATTGAAGTAATTTCTTTGTATTGTATTTCAATGTCGCTCTGCATTCCACGTGCGCCGCCACTTGGTTGGTGTATCATTGTTCTACTGTGCGGCAAAACACTACGATTTCCTTTGGATCCTGCTTGTGCTAAGAAGCTTCCCATTGAACAAGCTTGTCCCATTACAATAGTATGTACTTCATTTTTTACAAATTGCATAGTATCGTAAATTGCCATGCCTGATGTAATAACACCTCCAGGACTATTAATCATCAGTGTAATTGGCTTTTTATTATTTGATGATTCTAAAAATAATAATTGTGCTACAATCAAATTAGCCATGCCGTCTTCAACTTGACCATTTAACATAACAATACGATCTTTCATTAGACGACTGTAAATATCGTATGATCGTTCGCCGCGTGATTCTTGTTCTACTACCATAGGTACTAATGGCATTTTATTCTCCTATTTCTTCTAGTTCGTAATATTCCATTACTTCATTTGTTTGAGATTTAGCTATAGCTTCAGCTTTCTCCCAATTATTTTCTTCTAAGTTAAATTCAATTATTTTATCAATCCTAACGTCTTCAACGTCAGGCCATCCTAACGATTGAAGTGCGTATGTTACAGCCTGTCCAGCGTTATCAAGTATTCCTCGACGAATACATATCATTGCTCTATATCGTGTTACCAAGCTACAGTTCGCTTTGCTGGCATTTGAAACAATGCAGTAACACCATCTGTTGCTTGCGTTCTAGCAAAAATGCACCAGCCAAACCAGCCGTTCTTTTCAATATCTTGCTTAACAATTTCAATTTCTGTAAACTCTCGAAAACTAGTTCCAGTAGTCCAAACATCATCAACAATAAGAACAGGATCAGTGTCGTTTCCTGATACATAATGACTTAATGCATTTTGTAACTTAATTCCGCCTCTTGGAATTCCTACAACTTTAGAAAACTGTCTAACTTCAATTTCCGAAATCATTTTAGCAAAACATTCCCATTCTGCATCAGACACTGCATCGCACTCAATCTTCCATGTTAGATCTAACCCAGCATGTGACTTAAAGTTACACTGCTGAAATAAATTAATTTTTGGTTCGTCAAGTACAGATTTATTTAATTTGTCATAATAAGATTCTAAACCCATGTATCTTTCCTTTCATCCACTTACATATGTTGTGCCATTATTAAATTTAGCATAAAAATTTTTTTGTTCGTGTATTCTACCTAGTACTTCTTGTATCTCATGCATCTCTGCTCTAAGTTGTTCTGAAGTTTCTCCCTGAGCAATAGCTAATCCTCTTCTACCTGCTTTTGCTCTTAGAGCTTGTTCAATTATTTCAATGTCTCTAATTGATAAATTAAAAGTTGTATTTGGTTTTACCATAATATAATCCACGCTATAAAATTTAAAACTATTGTTATTCCAAATATTAAACACATTCCTAATAAAAGAACTATTGCTTCTTGATCTAATTTCATTATTTTAACCAATTCAAATATTTTTCAGGGTATCGTTTTTTATCTTCGTATCTAACCCACCAAAAAGTACAAACTATTGCAGACCAAAAACAGAGACAAAAGGCACCAATAACACTTGCCATCAGTGACCGCCTTCTGAGTATATTACAGGTATAGCAAGAAAGAGCATACCAAATATTAGTGCAATCATAAGAATGACAGGAAATTGAGATAGCAAAGGTTTATGAAAGTCAAAGAGTCTGATATACTCATGTATTCTATATGCTACAATTTTATTTTTAATCTTCTTCATATTGTATCTATTTCCTCCCATGTTCTAATAAAGAAACTGCTACCTAGTTTATCAATCTCTGCTTGAGGATAACCCTCAGAAACTAACCAACTAATCATATTGAAATCGTTTTCTAGTAAATAATATTCTTCATGCACAGGCTTAGGAAATCCATACTTCCAACCGCTTGGCGGATCAACTATCAGCGTCATTGATTAGTACTCCTATACACGGTACAACTATTGACATTTTACAGTATTTAGGATAATCATCATAGCTCATAACAATCATCATTGGTATGCCGATCATAATAAAAGCTATTACAGATATAGCCTTTCCTAAATCTTTTGTAGTACAGTAATCGTGATCGTTACTCATTTTTTTTCCTTATAGCACTTTTAAAATTATTGTATCTGCATTGATTCTGCCACTAAGCTTTGTGTCAGTTGTTGGTATATTTTCCATAAACTTTCTTAGTGCAACTTTTCCAGTTGTCTTAAATTCTCGTAGTTGCTCAGTTGGCTTACGTAATGTTTTTTGAATACTTTTCTTTTCATCAAAAAATTGTAACGTAGTGCCTTTTACTTGAAGCGTTTGATGTTCTTCGGCAATATATTTGCCTATCTTGCGAGTCTTAACATTAAACACCCATATCTCACTTGCTCCAATAACTGCTGTAGGATTTACACTAGCAACTTTATACTTCTCGTCAGCTTTAAGATACTTGAGCTTTTCAACTAACTTGTCTGCACTTTTAGGTTTTGCTATACGTGGCTTGCGTGTTGCTTTTGCACTTTCAATAATAAAGTCAAGTGCTGCAAGCAGTTCGTTAATTGCAATAGTATAATTTTTAATGTCACCTTTTTTAAGATGACTGTATCCTTCTTTGAGTTGAAGCCATTGATCAGCAGTATGCTCATCCATCTTTTTTAACTTGCCCGGAGTAGGATACTTTGCTAAGTCTTCAAAGTCAATTAGTTCATCTTGATAAAACTTACGCATCTTACGTGCATGTGCCTGTGTTACTCCTTTTGTTAAGAAGTGTCCTTTAAAGTCAAACCCTTTAGGATCAAAGTTTTTTTTGTTTGTAATAAATCCATCAAGCCATATGTCAATGTCTTCAACATAGCGTTGTGCTTGTTCGTATATACGTTCTTGTATGCTAGGTTTATGTATAATTTTTGCAACAGTTTGTTCGTCTTTTTTCTCTTGTTGTAAAAGATTTCCTTCTTCAACTAGTGCATTAATTCTTTTGGGCAGTCCGTTAATGTATGATTCGTGTACTAGGTCAACATGTCCATTCATTAGTAACCATGCGGCAGTTGCCCAACTACTATGCATACCAGTTTTATAATCAGGTAATCTGTTTATAGCAACTATTGCTTCTTTGGGCCAATGCAGCTTAATATATTCTTTTACAGTATTGCCCCACTCTCTGCTTTCAACTTCGTAGTGAACATACTGCTGACAACGGATCCAATCTTGTTTAACTGGCATTGCTGCCATTCCTGTTGTTCGACGTGATGCACGAACTGTTTTCTTTTTGCGGGTTACTTTGGCCATAATTTAGATCCTCTGTGTGTTTAACTTAATACTACTATATAGTTATACATCTATTTTGTCAACCATGTTCTTGCGATAATCTATACTTACAATAGTAATCCCATGCTTCCCACATACCGTATGCAAGTAACGGTCC